TGATTGACTTAATTATCCTCACCTCGCTATCTGGATATCAGTATATCAATATAGCGAGATAGTTTCAAGAGGATTTTTAAAATAATTTACCGACAAATAACGACAAATAAAAGCACTATACCTATAGGCCACTTTAGGATATAATGCCGTTGGGTAAACCGTGGGGCGGTTCCTGGCCGAACCTTCCGAAAGGGGGCGAGGCCTATGACGTTATACCAGACGTTGCACATTGCGATCCTTCTGGGATCGCTCATTGTGGCAATAGTCGCAGTGACGCAAAACAAAAAAAAATAGCCGCCCCTGTCGTTAGGTAATGGCTATTTTTTTCCCCGGAGTTAAATCTGGGTTCGGTCATACCGCCGAAACGGTAAACTCAAGAGGGCGTGTCACAGCACGCTCTCTCTTTTAGTGTAACCATAGTATAGCATATTAATCTAAGCGTGTATAGTTTCCCACTTTGTTATTTTTACCGCTGCCGCCTCACCGAATTGTTTTCCAACAAAGCCATTATGCCGGCGTTCGGGTTCCTCTTATCCGGTGAATAGTAATCCCGCAAGGCGGAGGATACAATGCGCTGATTGTCTTTGTCCATCCCCAGAATTTTGCCATTAACGCTGATATTTACGTTTTGCGTGGACGTGGTCGAAGTATTGTTTGGAAATATATTGTCAAACAGATACATTGGCGGCGAAGTATTACTGGTTGGCGCGTTATCGGCGAGAGATATGGGCGTCGATGTAAATAGTTCCTGAATCCGTTTGGCGGAAGCGTTATCGGGATCATCCCTATGGGCACGCCATTTGTCCGCCGTAAATCTTGGCAGGACAGCTTCCCCCTTATGCAGTACGGCTTCAAAACCGTCATAAGGTATGTAGTTTTTGCCGATTGCGAGCTTTGGTTTCGCCGCCGGCGCGACGGTTTCCGCTGGGAGCTGACCATATATGGACTTGCGTATGTTGTTAACTTTGGTGTCGTACTGAGGATCCGTGGCGTATTGATGGACGCCGTTGTTCCAGCGCATACTGTAAAAGGAATCCTGCCCTTTATCCACGTAATTTTTAGCGATCCATTTCGCGCCCTCAATAATACCCGCGGACGCGGCGCTGCTTGCATCGTTACCGCCGCCGAACGAATACGCGCTGGCGTATGGGGTCGCGTCAAAAGCGCCTATGCCAAAGAAATTCTTTTTGTCATAGGCAATCGAGGACGTCCCCCAGCCGGATTCAAGCGCACCCTGGGACAATATGTCTATTGGGTTAATCCCGGTCGCTTTTGATGCCTGAATAAACGCATCGCCTTGGCCCCGGAAAAGTGATTTTCGGCCTGTAGTCTTCTCATAGCCAGCTGCGTTTTTATCAATTATTTCATTCAACTGCTCGGCGGTTACGTTGCTTTCCCGCCGGAGTTTGGTTTTTACTGTAAGATCGCTTGTATCGGCAGCGCCAGGGCCGCCTGCGTAATTATAATCTGACGACGCCTTCGAGGCAGTGGGTGTTTCCTGTTGCTGGGAACGCGCGGTTATGCCTTGCCCCGATGAGCTGCTTAAACGAGGCGGTTGTGAGCCAGACGAGCCTGGGCTTGACGAACCCCCCATGCCCGACGCGCCATTTCCACCAAAACCGAACAGCCCGCCCAGGCTTGACATGAGATTGTCAAAAAGACTCTTGGGTTTTTGTTCGGATGCCGCCGGCGTGTCGCCGGGGTGTAAAAAGCGTTCCTCATCTTTTTGCTGTTCGGTCTTTTTATCAAGGTTCTGCCCTTCGTCCTTATACAAATCCTTGCGGAGCAATACTATCCGCAACTCCTTGTCAAGGAGTTCGTTTTGATATTTTTGTTGAACTGTCGGTCGGTTTTGCGCTGATGACTGTGAGGATGCCCCGCTTGCATTGTTAAGGTTACGGGTAATACCGTATTCGTTTTTTGAGCCGGAACGCCAATCGTCAGCTTCGGCTTTGGTTAATACGGCTTCGCCTTTATGTAATTCGGCCCTGTATTTATCGTATGGCACATAGTCCTTACCAATGGCATGTTTTGGCGCAGGATTGTCCGTTTCCTCATTTGAATCGTCCGTTTCCTCATTGGGTTTGCCGCTGAGCCAATTCCACACGGCTTTTCGATTTTCTTGCGCCCGAGTATCTGCCTCAGTAAATATTTTCGTCCCGCGAAGCCAATCATTTCCCACTGTCTCGCTCAAATTTTCTTTCGCATTGATATTTTTTTGCTTAGCCGCCAGGTTTGAATCCTGATACGATTTCAGATTTTCCTTTATATCCGTAGGGAGCGATTCTTTCTCAACGCTTTTATTGACAGCTTGCAGCTCTTTAACCTGTTCGTCGCTATTTTTCAGGAAAGAAACGAACTTCGGGTCGCTCATCAGCTTTTCAATAACATCCGTCTCTAGCCCAAACTGCTGTTTCAGCATCATTTTAAATTCATCAGAATTAGCGCCTTTGCCCGTCATCTTCTCAAAATTACGAACAATGGCGGTCAGATTTTGCATACCTTCATCTGAATCCGTTCCGATTCCTTTGGCTTTTTGTTGTTCAAACGCCCAACGTCCTTTTTCACCGCCAACGCCTGAGTATTCAGTACCCCAGCCAAGAAGACGGTCAACGACGTCGCCGCCGTTTATAATCCCTTCATTAAGCTGTGAAACGACATTGGCGCCTTTCTCGCCCTTAAAGCCTTGGTTAACCTCGACCATTTTTGATTGGAGGTTCATCATGCCCATGAGATCGTTCGATGAAACTGTTACGTTATGGTAATCAAGGTTTTCAGCCATGCTTTTTAAGACATCAAGCTGTTCATCTTCTCGGCCGCCCATCTTATTTCTTTTCAACGCTTCGGAAAACATATTGGCAAGTTTTTGCTGATCCCCGTCTTTGATTACGCCCATACGGTTGAGGGAACCTGCGGTATCGGCTGTTTGCGTCGGATCCATACTATAAGCGCGAGACATCCCCTCAATGGCGTTTATATCGCGCTTCGTATTTTCCATGTTCGTGAATCCGGCTTTTTTTATATACGCGTCCGCGGCTGACAGGCTTTCTCCTGTGGAATAGCCATATTCCTTGCCTACCTGATACCATTCTTCACTACCCTTGTGGAGATTCGATTTGTATTGGTTAGTTGAGCCAAACGTGTTTAACACTTTTTCGTCGCTGCTTAATGCCTTGCTGGAACCCTCTTTGCCCGCGTCCCACAATTTCTTGCCGATAATGCTTGCGGCGGCTATCGCGACGCCGGCTACAGGTATAGCCATAGATCCGGCGGTCAATGCCCCAGCGCCGGCTGCCCCAGCGGTTCCTGCGGCTTCCCCAGCCACGGCAGCGCCGCCAGCTGTGCCGGCTGTTCCCGCGGCGCCTAAAGCCGCGCCTCCAGTTTCACCGAGCAGGCTTTTTCCTATTACTGTCGCCAAACGGCTGGAGATTTTACCTGTGATTCCTTCAATGAGCGAACCGGACGCCGATTGTCCGCCTGACCCCAGGGCATCTATAAACTTGGGCATCTTGGCCTTGGTGAATTCCCGCAATTCTTTGGCAATCTTGGACTCGCCGGGGATATTTTCAGCGTCCATCCGCTTGGGAACGGCTTCTTTTTGTGAAACAGCATTGTCCGGCTTCGTTTCGATACCACCAAGCTTCGTGTTGTCCGCGTTCAATTTGGAGATTTCGTCTTTTATATCTTTTGTTTCATGCCTACTTGGCTCAGTGTCGCCGGCGTCTTCACCACCCTTGTAAGGGGTCGTATCTGCCTGGCCGGTTACCTTTTCGCGCTTCATTATCCCCAAGATCTCTTGGACATACAAAGCTATGCTGCTTATATCTTCCGTTTTATCCTGTTTGCGGGTATTTGAGTCAGCCTGTTCATGTTTATCGGGGGTATCGGCCTTACTTAATTCTATTGCCTCTTTTTTCTGAATGTTATGATCCGTATCAGAGGTTATTTCTTTGTTATCCCACTCATCACGAACTACCCCCTCGTCCATTTTGGCTATCGGAGGCGCCGCGTCGATTTTAGGCTGACGCATTCCAAAAACGGAAATCGCGTCAGCCTTGAGTTTGCTGAAACTTTCGATAAACTTAATAATGTCGCCGATATTTCCAGATTTCAATTTAGATCCCAAGGACATTAATTGCATAGTGTCGGCTAATAGCTTACTCAGGGGATCTTTGGCGCTTTCCTTTTTCTCAGGGGCAGGCTCTCTCTTTGTTTCTTGGCTTGATTTTTCCGAGACGTCCTTTTCATCACATTTGAGCTTTTTAGGGTTAGCGCGTTTTATGCTTATTTTGACATCATTATCTGTCTCCGAGGGAGCATTATCAGGGTTATCAGACGATACAGTTCCCGTGTCATCCTTAGATGCCTTACGCTTATTGGCCTGCCTTTTAGATTTTTTGTCACGATCAGCTTCTGTGGCCACGGAAGGCTCGATGGGGGATTCGGGGGTCTCCATTCCGCTTATATCATTGATTTTTTTCTCAACGCTGTCGAGCGATTTCTCGGCCTGTTCGGTGGAAATATTGATGCGCATATTATTTATGCGCTTGTCTATCGCGCCTACCTTATTTTCTACGTCTGAAAGGTCGGCTTTCATGACTACCTTTACTTCGCCGCCCACCTTCACACCTCCTCCCAGTCGTCAACGTCGCTCATATTATCGCTGTCTGAAAGCAGGGGGACAGCAGGATCGTATTCATCCTGACCGGTTTCCGCTTCACTGTTAACCGCCCTATCCACCGTGCCACTGGCGTCCTCATTAGAAACCTCGTTAAATTCCTTGTCATACTCTGGATCATAAAAATAGTTGTCAAGCCTCCGGACCTTTTCGGGGTCGTCAAGTATGTTAGACCAAAGCATGAAATCTATCTGCTCTTCGGTTATCGTTTGAGCACGTTCATCATTAATAGGTATCTGAAACTGTTTCATTACCTTCCACAGTTTCCTCATTGGCTCCTGTTCGGCTATTTTCCGCATCGGTATCCGGTTCAGAACCGACACGAAAGGTATTTGCCCAATTCGTGTATTGGTCAAATACCGCCTCCAGGACGCTGTAATCATCCATGCTGTCCAAGTCAAACCAGCCCGGCTTCTTAACCGCCACCGTTTCCAGCGTGGCAAACATATAGACAATATTGTCCGTTACAATGTCAACATTGCCGGCAGCGTCGCCTAAATACTTGGCGCGTAAAGCGCCGATTTTCATTCTATCTAAGAGGGACGGGTATTTTACAGTGAATTCCCCGGCGTACTCGTTTTTCTCGATCTGAAAGGTATAACGTCTTTTATGTAAATCCGTGACTATAGCCCCGGCGCGTTTTACATCATCCAAAATGAATCAGTCCTCCGTCGATAATATAAAAAAGCACTCCTAATGAGATGCTTTAGATTAATCAATTTACTATACACTTGGCCTATTTTTGTATATAATAGGCAGCGAGTGAACCGAGGGGCGGTTTAATGGCCGGACTTCCGAGAGGGGGCGAGGCCATGACGCTATATCAGACGCTACACATTGCTATACTGTCAGCAACATTGATAGTGGCAATAGTAACGCTGCTGCGAAACAACAAAAAAAAATAGCCGCCCCTGGTTAGGCCTGGCTATTTTTTTTGACCGATAATTCGGTCAGCCGTTAAGTTATTACGGTTCGGTCATGCCGCCTTTCGGCGACCTCATAGGGGACGTGCGTTAACACGTCCTCTTTTTATTGTGACCACATTATAGCATATTAATCTAAGCGTGTATAGTTTCCCACTTTGTTATTTTTCCGCTGCCGCCTCACCGAGTTACGCGGGCGCAGCTTGCCCGCCTTGCTCGTCAGTATTGTCTGAACACTCAAGATATTGAAAAGTAGCGTTTTCACCGGCGATTGCGCCGACACGGAATGTCTCTGTAAAATCGGATATGGAGCAGCCCCTATATACCCGCAGCATGTTACCGGTCGTCTTGTCGATAACCTCAATGTCTATGATGTCAGTCGTTAAGACGTCTTCACCAATAGCCACAAGGTTTAACTGACGCAGGGACGCTGTCCGGACAAAGAACCTGTCCAGCGTCGCTGTGCCTTCGTAGCGCAGATGCACATGCTCTTGGGGCATGATAGAACCGATCTCATAGACGCCCTCTGTTCCAAACGAACGCCGCGCGTCCAATCCCTGCGCCCTGCCGATTTTTGTCCCTTTGATTTTCAGCTCAATGCTGTTGCCGGTATGTACGGTTTGTTTTGCCAACGATCCCATTTTCTCACCTTACTTCCTTATATCGTAATTGTATCCGAATAGAAATGGCCGGTTATCAAAATAAAGTTATTCGGCTCTGTCGGCGCAGCCTCATATTCAACATAAACCCCAGTGCTTTCCTTAGTCAAAGTGACATTCCGATAAGCCAGGATTTCCTCGGCGCGGACTTTATCTTTCAGGAAGCCGATAACCGCGTTCTTACACGACGTTAATACGGTGCGCGACCCACGCGTCCCAACAAACATGGCCTCCAGCTTATCGCGCAGCTGCCGGTTGAAAGCATCGGCGAGGATCCGTACAGAACGTTCGGTGTGCAGGGTTATGTTGTTTTCATCGGCATATGTCGTAATATCCTGGACCAGGCGCTGACCCTTGCCCATAACGTATTCCAAGCACGCGACGCCGTTCTTCAGCAGCAGGTTAATTTCATCCGGCTGCAGCTCATACTCCAGCGCCGAAACGTTGTAGTAGTTAAAAGTCGCGGAATCGCCATCAGGCAAAAACGCGGCCCTGCCTGCGTGCATGGCGGCCGTCAGGTAAGCCGGGTATAATGTCAGCCCGTTTTTATCATTATCGTAAAACCCGGGTGTTAGGACCTGAACCCTCTCACAGTTATGCCCGGTTGCCCTCTCGATGGCTTTGGTGTACGGTTCGCCCGTCCAGCCGCCGACCATGAGGAACCGTTCGCGGCCCAGCGCGTTTGACATATGCGTCACATGTTCGCGCGCCTCCGCGTGTATGCTCTCGTCGCCCGTTAAGGGCACAAGGTATGTGATGGGGTGGGGGCCGAACATATCAAAAAACTTAATCCAGCTGGCCGGCGTAATGCCGTCGTCTCCGCCGGATAAGGCGGTAAAGTCAAAAAAAGAAGGCGCGTCAGCCTTCGGGTCCTGTTTTGTTATATTTATATACTGGGATTGCGCGTTGACCCTCTTGTCAATATCAGCCCAATACGCCAGCAAGACGCCGGCGCCCTCGGAGATATCGATTTTCATATCATCCAGATCGGCGGTGGTAATATTGGCGGCTACGCTGTCAGACAGGGTGCACTGGAAATCATCGAAAGACGAGATATAGTCAGCGAGCGCTTTAATACGTTTAAAACGGTCATCCGCGAGATTTACGGCGATGTATTCCACCGCGTCCGCTTCGGTTTCGCCCAACAAGATAGTAAATTTCTCCGCTATTCCCTTGCCTGTGTTGCTTTTATTTTGCTTTACCTCAACGCCCGCGTATTTTTGAATGCCCTTATATGTGATAAACAGGGCCGCGCCAATGTTGTCAAAAACTTCATACTTTTCGTCGTCACTGTTGTAAACCGTAAGTTTCATCGTGGCGTCTATGGAACCGGGGCTGTACTTAACCTGTGTATGTTTAGTCAGGAAGCCGTAATCCTTTGACTCGATGACCGCGGCTATGCGCTGCGTCTTCTCGGCCTGCAAGTCGAATGTGTAAATATCATTGTACACATATGACCCATCGGCAAAGAGCAGCTTTATTTCATCGACCAGAGCGACAGGGTTGCCGTTATCCTGAGCCGGAACCTTTTTTGCCCTCCAAGCTGTCTCTCCGGCATACCGCCAGCAGAACGTCGTATCCTGAAGCTGTTGTGTGCCTTGGGAATCAATATATACCTCAACGGTTTTGTCCGTGTCGCCGGAATATGACCCGACAACGCTGAAAATCCCGTCTCCTGCGTTCTCAGCCCGTGCTACCGGCGCGCTTATCAAAGACAAAACGGACACGCCGTCACCCATTTCCAAATAGGATTTGGTCGCCTTATTCGCGCGGATAACCCCGATGATATGAGCGCCTTCGCCTATCTTGCCGTCTTTCCTAACCGGCGCCCATGCCTTTTCACAGGCTTTTAGCAGATCGCCGCCTTTAAGGACGCGCTTTGCCACGTTCGGATCGTCAAACCAAAGGATTTCATTGGGTGTGCCGCCGGCTGATTCGCCGATCAAGGCTATGATCTTCTGATCAGCGGCAGTCAGGGTCATCATGCCGTCGCCGTCGATCGTTGCGTACGCTCCCGGCTTTACGATGTAGTTTCCGTTAAAATAAATGCCTTTCATTTACTTGTTCCCCTCCGATATTCCCTGTTTTGGTAATCGCTTAAAGACTTTTTCCAGCCTTCCTCAGAGTTATATGCAACGCCGGCGTATGTCTTGAAGCCCGCCCGTTGCTCGGGCCTTAATCCGGAAGTCAGCAGGAACTCGTCAATATGAATCTTGGTGACAGGCTTATTCTCCTTCGGCGGCTTCTGTTTGGCTGTCTCCGGCGGTTTAACTGTTTCAGATACTTTTGCCGCCAAATCCAGGCTGACGGTCTCCCCGCCCTGTTCGGCGGCCCCGTCGTCCGGTTTGGCGGGCAATGTGTTATCAGGCAGAACAGCGCGTTCTGTTTCAGCCGGTTTATTTACAACCCTCGCCATTTATTATTCTCCTTCCCTAAAAATACGGGATTTTACGTGTATATTTTGCAGTATATCGAAATCAGACTCTATCGTGTTGTCCGTAAGCGCGCTCCAAATCAGCCCCCGCCGGTAAGCGAACTGGGGGAAATAATCGGGAACCGGTTCAAACTCCGCGCCGGCAATCGTTGACTTAACCAAGCCTTCCTCTTCATATGCCTCCCGGTTCGCAAGCATGATGTACTTCGCGATATGGTACAGATATGCCGTCAAATCACCGTTGTCAGACCAGCACTCGATCCGGTAGCTTACGTTGAACATTGTGCCAATGGAGCCTTCGCCCTGAAAATAGGTTGTATATTGCACGGCGAGGTCATCATCGGCAAGCACATCGTCGTGTATGATCAGCCTCTTTTTTGCCTTGTCCCATGTGTAAGATACGTCATCCCCGCTTGAATCCCATACGGCGGAGATGGCCGTCATCGGCTCATGCGCGCCACTCAAGCTCACATACTGCGCGTCCGACTCAAAATCGTACAGAACCTTGCATGTCATGGATTCAGTTATGATATCGCGATCATCAAATCCTTCATATACGTCAGAACCCAACCCGGCCCCGGTTTCCGTCTCCTGCCCTAACACAATACAGTAACATGGCATCTGCGCGGGTTCCCTCGGGAAACTGATAAGAACAGGGATAGGTTTTGAGCAGATGAATTTCTTGATTTTTACTACCACATCGGCCGGCAGGTACCGAAACATTTTATCCAGGAGCACAGGCTGTTCTTTTATCCCTGACAAGCCTTCCTCTATTGTTTTTTTAATGAGATACTCCGGCATAGGTATCAAAGCCCAGCGCCTCCCCGGCTTAGATTGCGCTCCAGATTATATTTAAACGTTTCGTACGCATATCTTTCCAACGACTCCGCGATCTTTACACCCTTGTAACCGGGGTGCATCCAGGACTTTGGATCAGACGTATCGCTTACTGTACGGAAAGTCGTGTATTTAGCTTGTGTAGCCTCGCTGTATTGCTTCAGGATACGTGTCAGGCCGTCGTAGATATTGTTTTTATGCTGGTATCCTGTCCAGGAAACCCGCTGGCCACCCTCCACTACCAAGCTGTC